TATTGGTGGTGGATAGAATGAGAATTTTAAGCCTTGATGGTGGTGGGGTTAGAGGAATTTTCTCTGCTACAATTATTAAAGAAATATTAGAAAGGGTTCCAGAATTTGATTATGACGTAGTAGCTGGTACTTCTACAGGAGGGATAATAGCTCTCTCATTAGCTTATGGATACACACCAGAAGCGATTGTTAATTTTTATAAAGAACTTGCTAGTAAAGTTTTTAAGAAAACAATAAGATATTATGTGTCAGGAAATGGTTTATTTTTCTCCAGATATGATAATAAAGTTTTAGCAGAACTTTTATATGATAAGGTTGGTTATACCAGATTAAGCCAACTGGAAAAGAAAGTAATTATAACTACATTTGATTTAGTGGGTAGATACTATAAGGGGGCAACACAATGGAAAGCCAAGTTTTTCCATAATTTTCATCAAATTGATGGTGATATTTCCATACTTAATTTAGCTATATATACTACAGCAGTTCCAGGTTTATTTCCTAATAGACATGGTTTTATTGACGGAGGAGTAATAGCTAATAATCCAGCCATGTGTGCAGTAGCTAAAGTTCTAAATGAGGGAACTCCTATGAAAGATATAAGATTACTCTCAATAGGAACAGGCTATAGCCCTAGAACATTAAAAAAAGCTAAGGGAAAGTCTTGGGGATTGTTAAGGTGGGCATTTCCAATCTTACCTCTAATAATGGATGGATCATCTGAGGTTGTAGACTTTGAATGTGAACAAATTTTAGGAGATAAACTATTTCGAGTTCAACACCCCCTTACTGAGAGAGTAGATGCTGATTCTGTAGAGAGTATCCCTAAAGTAGAGGAAGCTGCTGAAGATTATATTAATAAGCATCCAGAATTATTTGATTGGGTAGGAGAAAATATGATATGAGAGCATTTATTACAGGAATTTCAGGACAAGATGGGTCGCATTTAACTGAATTTTTATTGGGAAAAGGTTATAAAGTAGTAGGGCTTTTACGCCGATCTAGTACACCTAATATAAAAAATATAATTCATTTGTTAGATAAAATTGATATAGAGTATGGGGATATTTCTGATCAAAGTAATTTAGATTTTATTATTAATAAGTACCAACCAGATGAGGTTTACAATTTAGCTGCTATGAGTTTTGTACCGGTATCTTGGAAATCACCAACATATACTATGACAGTTAACACTATTGGACCTCTTATGCTCTTAGAATCAATTAGACAACACAAGCCAGACGCTAGATTTTATTTTGCTGGTTCTAGTGAACAATATGGAAAAGTGGTAGAAATTCCCCAAAATGAGAATACTCCCTTTTATCCAAGAAGTCCTTATGGAGTTTCTAAATGTGCTGGATTTTGGCTAACTAAGAACTATAGAGAAAGTTATAATTTATTTGCATGTTCTGGAATTGCATTTAATCACACTTCTCCAAGGAGGGGTATAGAATTTGTTTGTAAGAAGATAACTAATTCAGCTGCTAAAATAAAATGTGGTATATCAGACAAATTATATCTAGGAAATATTGAATCTAAAAGAGATTGGAGTCATGCTAAAGATGTTACAAAAGCTATGTGGATGATGCTACAAAATGATGAACCAGATGACTTTGTTATTGGTTCAGATAATACCCACCCTATTAAGGAACTTTGTGAATTAGCCTTTAATTATGTTGGGTTAGATTATAGAGACTATCTAGAAATAGACCCTAAATTCTTTAGACCGGCAGAGGTAGATATTTTATTATCTGATTCATCTAAAATTAGAAATACTTTGGGATGGAAACCAGAATACACTTTCAAGCAACTAATAGAAGAGATGGTGGAGGATGACCTAAATAATTATGGAAAAAAATAAATGCAGAATTTGTGGTGGAGAAACTTATTTGGTATTATCTTTGGGAGAAATGTACCCATCCACGTTTATAAAATCATTTGAAGATTACAATAAATTAAAAAAAGAACCATTAGAGTTAATGCAATGTGAAGATTGTAGTTTAGTACAGTTAGGTAAAGCTATTGAACTAGATGATATGTATAGACAATACTGGTATCGTTCTAATTTAAACAAGAGTATGGTTAATGACTTAGAAGATGTAGCTGAATCTGCTTTAAAAATTCATACCTGCATTCATACTAAGGGTGGGGTTGTTTTAGATATTGGTTGTAATGATGGGACATTATTTAAATTTTTTCCAGATGATTATTTTAAAATTGGAGTTGATCCTGCTTTTAATCTAATTAATGAAGCAAAAGAAAATTGTGATGTTTTTATTAATGATTACTTTAGTGCAGATGATATAGATAGAAAGGCTAATATTATTACATCTATAGCTATGTTTTATGACTTACCAGACCCTAATTTATTTGTAGATGATATACGGAAAACACTAGCAGATGATGGGGTTTGGGTAATTCAATTTACTGATCTATATTCAATGATGAAGATAAATGCTTTTGATAACATTTGTTTTGAGCACTTAGAATATTATACTTTACTAGATGTGATTCAATTACTAAGAAAACATTCATTGGAAGTTTTTAATGTAGAAAGGAACGAAGTAAATGGAGGAAGTTTAAGAGTGTATGCGTCACATGCTGGTGAACATCTGATATTTCCAAAGGCTTTTTGGGGGTTAGCTAATGAAACTAGTTTCTTACGTTCTAAAGAGGGAAGTATTGATTCATTTAGGGAGAGAATCAAAACAATAAAGAAATCAGTAACTAATTTTATTGAAGATGAAGTTAAAAATAATAAAATAATTCATGTATTGGGAGCTAGTACCAAAGGGAATACCCTACTTCAAGTCCTTAATCTGGATAAAAACTTAATAAGTTATGCGGCAGAAGTAAATGAGGATAAATTTGGACTATTTACAGTAGGCTCTGATCTTGAAATTATTTCAGAGAAAGAATCATTAGGAATGAACCCAGACTATTATTTAGTTTTACCTTGGCATTTCAGGGATTCTCTTTTACAGAAAAAGGGGATTATGAATTATTTAAAGGATGGAGGAAGCTTAATTTTCCCATTACCTGTTCCAACAGTTCTTTCTAAAGATGGTGAGTTTGCCCTATGAACCATGAGATTATTATAGGTATACATATCCCTAAAACGGGAGGCGTTACTTTTAAAAATATACTTCAAAAAAGATATGGCAAGTCACTTTTTTATTATATTAATCAATCTGTGTCTACACCACATGCTGCTGATAAATTATGTGGGGTTATAACAAATGGAGATAAAATAGAATGGTATGGAACTAAAGTGATTTATGGACATTTTCCATATGGATTGCATGAATATATCCCAAGGAATATAGATTATAAATATATTACATTTTTAAGACATCCAGGAGATAGATTACTGTCTCAGCATAATTATTTATTGGCAGGGAAACGGACTGAAATATCCAATTTTATGGTATGGTTTGGATATAGTTCTCATTTTTTTGGGGCAAATTTTGATAATTCCCTTACTAGGAACTTAAATGGGACTCTCCATATAAATAATTATCACGGAGTACCTGAGAAAGTTTCTGAAGAGGATTATACATTAGCATTAGAAAATTTAAAGAGTTGCTTTTTTGTAGGTACTACTGAAACATTTGATGATGATATTAAAATATTATCTAAACTATTAAATTGGGGATATATTGGGGAGTACACAAATGTAAACGTATCCAAGGTTAAAAAATCTTTTCTTGACTTATGTGATAATGATAAAAATTATCTTTATGAAACCCAATCATTTGATTTTAGATTATGGGAAGAAGCTAAGAAAATTCATAGCAATCTAATAAAATGAACGGAATGAGAACAGAGGAGAAATAATGAGCATTTATACTGGCAAAGACGATCTTTACTGGAGTCAAGGTACTGCTGAGTATGTTAAAGAGCTTTTTCCAAAGGAATTTAAAGGAATTTGTGTCGAAGTAGGGGCTTTCGCTCCTAAAGTTCTAAGTAATAGTTGGATATTTGAACAAGATGGGTGGGAGGTTTATTGTATAGAACCAAACCCAAAATGCATACCTGAACTAAAAAAATATAGAAAGCATGTGTTAGAATATGCCTGTGGTGCAGAGAATTTAGATGATCAAGATTTATTTGTATACAATGTTTCTATTGGAGAAGCCGCAATAACTGGACTACTAGATCTTCATGCTGGCAAGTTGTATACACGGGTAGAAAAAGTAACAGTACGAACCCTAGATTGGTTAATGGAAAATGAGATAAAAAAAGATCATATAGACTATCTATCTATAGACGTTGAGCGAAATGAAATGAATGTGTTAAGGGGTACAGATTTAGCTAGATGGAATCCAGCAGTAATTGCAATCGAAAATCTTGATGACGCTAGAAATTCTAATTTTTTGGGACAACGTGTTTGGCTAGAAACTTATGGATATGTGTATCATCACAGAATAGAGGCAAATGATATTTTTACTAAGGAAACTCTATGAACGAAATTGTTATAAGTATGCACATTCCTAGAACTGGTGGAATAACCCTAAAGAATATTTTATCTGATATTTATGGAGATTCTTTTGTTTGGGTTACTCAAACAAATTCTCCAAAAGAAGCATATAAAAAAATAAAGCATTTAGATTTATATAATGTAAAAGCAATTCACGGACATATTTCTTATGGATTACATGAATATTTTCCACGAAATATACGTTATAAATACATAACGTTTTTAAGACACCCGTATGAGAGAATGTTGTCATATCATAATTATATTTTAACAAAACCTGTAAATGAAGAATACAAATGGGATAGTAATTATGGTTGGACAAAAAAAATGAGTATCGTAGAATGGCTTTCTGATATTAAAATTGCATCACAAGATAATGGGATTACTAGATTCCTCTCAGGAAATTCAAACCTAAACACAGATAAAATTACTAATAAGATAGAATTGGAAGATTCACATCTTGCAATTAAAAATATAAAAAAATTTGATTTCATTGGAATTACAGAAACATTTGATCAAAATATTAAATTATTAGCAGAGGAATTAGATTGGGAAGATATACCTAAATATGGAATGAATAATAATTATCAAGATAGAAGACACAAAGAAGATTTATCAATTGAAGAGCAGGACTTTATTTGTATAAGTCAACTTTATGATCTTTGGTTATATTTGGAGGTAGGAAATTGGATATATCACGAAAAAGCTTAGGCTCACTTACAGACGAACTTTGCACAACCAGTCAACGCTGCTGGCATTTTCAAGATAAGATTATGGATGAAACCCTAACTACAGAAGAAAGGTTAGATGCCGCTATTAGGGCACAAGAACAGAATGCCATTCGTTCAGCTTTAGTAAAAGCGATTGATGATATGGTTGGTCAGGGGGATATCTCTCCTGGTGGTAAAAAAACATATTATACTTATTTTGATAAAAAGGAGAAATAAATGCTAAATTGGAATTATTCTGAAGGAATTGCTGAGTATGCTTTAACATTATTTCCAAAAGATTTTAAAGGCATTTGTGTAGATGTTGGAGCGTTTGATCCATTTTTCCTTAGCAATAGTTGGCTATTTGAAGAGGCTGGTTGGGATGTCCATTGTGTAGAACCTAATCCATCTTGTATATCTAGACTTAAACACTTTAGAAAAAATTTTTACGTATATGCCTGTGGTTTAGAAAATAAAGATGATGTTGATTTTTTTGTTTATTATAATCCTACAGTAGGTGAAGCTGCTGGTACTGGTTTAATAGACCATCGTTTAAATCCAACAACAGGGGAATTTCATAAAACTATTTTTTCCCATGAGACAAAAGTTAAAGTTAGAACTTTAGATTGGTTAATGGAAAATGAAATTAAAAGAGACCATATTGACTATTTAACAATTGATGTAGAACGAAATGAAATGGATGTTCTGAAAGGAATAGATTTTAACAGGTGGAAAATTAAAGTAATTATTATAGAAAATCTTGATAAAGACCCTGAACAATCCTCATTATTAAAGTCTTTTAATTATAGGTATATACATAGAATAGTATATAATGATATATATATTCATGAGAATTTCTATTCTGGAAATTTAGCTTTAAATTTAACTACAGATAATATGGAATATAAACATAGTGTGTTAAAATGAAACAAGGTTTATTTGTTAATTCAAAAAAAGCTACTTGCAGTATATATGAATCTGGTCTTATGGTATATAATATATTAAAAAACTCCTCTTTATATGATTTATATTACTTTGAAAATTCTAGACTTATTAATACTCCCAAGACTGTAGAAGACCCTGTACCAAATGGATATGACTTTTATGTAATTAATTGGCATTGCTCAGTAAATGCAATCCCTATAAATATAATAAATAAATTAACTGGAGTAAAAATTTGTCCAGTTTTTGAAGTTGAAACTGGAGATAATTTTACTCTCACACCTAGAGATTTATTTGATATTTATATGATTATTGATCCAACTAAAGAACAAAAATCTAATCTATATCCTTTTCCTAGACCTTTAGAAATTATTGTAAATCCTAAACCATTATTAGATAATACTAAATTAGTTATTGGTAGTTTTGGATTACACATTCCAGGAAAAAAATTTGAAGAGATTATTGATGTTGCCTCTTCTCTAAAAGAAGAATGTATAATAAGAATAAATATTTACCAAGGAAAATATGTAGGCTATCAACACCTTAATTTATACTTCAATCATTTAGCTAAAAAAGCAAGAGGGGGTATGATTGATCTTAGATTAACTTCTGAATATATGGATAAACAAGAATTAATCAGTTGGTGTTCAGAGCATACAATTAATTCCTTTCCATATTATAGAAACTCATCAGGATTGGCTGCTACTACAGATCAAGCGATTTCAGCAGGAAGAGCAATAGCTATAACAAGTTGTAATACATTTAGGCATATGCATCCATACATATCTCATTATCCTAAGCAAAACTATTTAGAGCTAATAGAGTCTACTCCAATAGGAGTTAAACAAATGCAAGAAGACTGGCATCCAAATATATTTTTAAAGAAATTTGAAGAAGTATTAACAGATGGGAAAGTGCTATGAGAGTATTATTCTTAAATCATCCATTTGTTGAATGTGGGGTTTATCAATTTGGAGAAAGAGTCTATGATTTAATGTCTAAATCTAGAAAATATAATAGTTTTTATAGGAGAGTTCATAGTAGAGATGAATATTTACATTATCTAGATTGGGTAAAACCAAATCGTATCATTTATAATTACCATTGGGATAGGATGCCTTGGTTAACAGAACAAGATGTAAATCAAAATAAAGCCTCCCAACATTATTTTATCTACCATGATGGTTCAATGTTTAAATACTATGATAAGTATTTATTTTTTGGAGATTTTGATCCTGAAAGAAAAGCTGTTCCAGAAGGTAAAAGAGTTCTCTTACCAAGACCATTAATAAAATATACAGGGGATTATCCTAAATATACAGGAAATTATCCCAAAAATAAAATCGTAACAATTGGTAGTTTTGGATTTTGTTCCAAGAACAAAAGATTTCCAGGTCTTGTTGAATTAGTGAATAAAGAATTTTCTAAAGCAAAGATAAACTTTCATATAACCAGACCTTATTTTGGGGATAATCATGGATTTCATCTTGAAAATATTATTAATGAATGTAAAAAAAGAAATAAAAATCCCAACATAAAATTGAGTATAAGCACAGATTTTATAAATAATGAAGACATTCTTTCATTCTTAGCAGGAAATGATATAAATGTTTTCTATTATAGTGGTGATAACAATCCAGGGTTATCTGCTGCATTAGACTATGCACTTTCAGTAAAAAGACCAATTGCTGTGACTTCTGCACCCCTTCTTAGAAGCATTGCTAATGATGATATTCTTATAGAAAAAAATTCTTTGCGAGATATTTTAAAAAGAGGAACAAAACCATTACAACAATACTATGATAAGTGGTCTACAGAGATGTTTACAAAGAAAATGGAGGAGTTACTTTTAAATTAAAATGAAAACTGTTTTAATAATTAATCATAGGATTAAAGAATGTGGTGTTCAACAATTGGGTTCTCGTGTTTATGAATTAATACGGAACTCCCCAAAGATAAATTATATCTATAGAGAAATAGATGATATAAATAAATACAATGAAGTTATGGAACAGCTTAATCCAGAATATATTATTTATAATTGGCATATAGCAACTATGCCTTGGTTAACTAAACAGATTATAAATGAACACTCTAGACAAAAACATTATATTATATTTCACGAAAGAGGAAGTTTATTTGAAGTCTATGATAAATACTTATTTTTAGGTGGGGAAAGCGTAAGGAATCCAACAGTTCCACTAGAAAAAAGTATTTTTTTACCAAGACCACTTCTTGAATATACAGGGGATTATAAAGTAAATGATGTTTTTACTGTTGGTAGTTTTGGATTTGGATTTTGGCAAAAGGGTTTTCATAATTTAACGAAAATAGTTAATGATACATTAAAAGGTTCTATATTAAATTTACATCTCCCTATTTCATATTATGCCGATACTGCTGGTACACAAACACAAGCTGTGATTGATAAATGTCGTTCGCAAGCAAAAGATATTACTCTTAATATAACACAAGATTTTTTAACAAATGATGAAATTTTAGAATTTTTAGCAGGAAATGATATAAATGCATTTTTTTATGTAGAAGAAAATTCAGATGGTATTTCAAGTGTAATAGACTATGCTCTCTCTGTAAAGAGACCAATTATTATTAGTAATTGTGAGATGTTTAGGCATATCACTAGGAATGATATTTTAATTGAAGAGAGCTCTATTGCAGATGTTTATAAAAGGGGAGTAAAACCCCTTAAAGAGCTTTATAAAAAATGGTCAATAAAAAACTTTAGAAGAGAAATGGAGGATTTATTTTCAAATGGATAATAGAATATTAACTGACAAAGATAGAAATAGATATAAACCCATCATAAATAAAATGCTCTTGGCTGTTCCAGATATGATGGCAAGAAAAATTCCTAGAAGCTATGTACAACAGGCTTTTGTTATAATTACTGTACTTAAAAAAGCAAAAAAGAAAAGTAAAATTTTATGTGTTGGTTCTTATGAAGATACATCTTATGAATATTTAAAATATTTGGGTTATGATATTTTTGGTATTTCCCCAGAGACAAATGATTTTACTTTACGTAAATTTTTATTAACAAAACCAGGTAGCTATGATATAATTTTCTCAGCCTCTGTCATGGAACATGTACAAGATGATACAGAGTTTATAAAAGATATTTGTAGTTTATTAAATGTAAATGGTACAGCTATTTTAACTGTTGATTTTAGAGAAGATTGGGATGAGACAAAACCAAGACCATCAGTTGATTACAGATTATATACAAGTAAGGATTATAAACGAATATCAAAAATACTTCTAGAGCATAATTGTTTTCTTACAGATGAATTTATCCCTGGTGCTAAACCAGACTTTGAGTTAGAACCAGGAATGGTTTATAGTTTTTCTACAATGGTATTTAAGAAGTTGGAATGATAGTTGGTATGTGGGCTTTTTTCCAGATCAGGTAGTCTAACTATTGGTCTAAACTTGGAATATCAGTACCCAAAATAAGATGAGTACAATAACTTATGGTAATCAACCAGGAATTAGTAAAACTAAAGGAAGTATTCCCCTAGCAGGTACTAAACATATTTATACAGTAAGTAAATTATTGTGGTATAAAGAGGTTGAAGAGTTTATAGGCACCCAATTAATAGAACCTACTCTACATCTATGTTGTGGGAAGAGTAAGTTGGGGGATGTAAGATTAGACCTTTATGAGAAAGATGTAGACATAATAGCCGATGGAGCTAGAGTTCCCTTCTTAACAGACTCTTTTAATACGGTATTAGTTGACCCACCCTATAATGGAGTCTTTCAGTGGAACCATGACCTATTAAAAGAGATAGGTAGAGTGGCTAAACAACGTTTTATTTTTCAACATTGGTTTTCTCCAGTAAATAAAGATGGTAGGTTTAAAAAAGATTGGTCATTCTACTTAAGTGGTTTGTATGCATGGATGCCTAGAACTTATTTTGGGCGGATGCAGATCATCTCAATATTTGATAAGGAAGAGTAATATGAAAAGGTGCAATAAATGTAAAAAACTCAAAGATGAAAATGATTTTTATAAAAACAGGGCTACAAAGTCTGGATTAAATGGTTCTTGTAAGGAATGTGTAAAAAGTTATCAGAGAGATAATAAGGAAAGGATTAGAAGAAATGCTAAAAGGTTTAGAATGAAAAATCCAAACTATAGTAGAGATCAGTATTTTAAGCTTAAAAAGAAATTTCATGATATGTATGGTAATAGATGCCTATGTTGTGGAGAAACAATGGAGGAATTTTTAACTCTAGATCATATAAATGGACAAATAGGGAAAAAGAGAGATCATAGTTCAAAGGCATATAAAAATGCTACAGATACATATAACCCTTCAAAATATAGAATTTTATGTATGAACTGTAATCATTCTATAGGAATGAGAGGGTATTGCCCTCATGCAAATCTTGATAAGGAATAAATGCCTCTTAAAGAAAAAATTACTCAGAAAGATTTAATCTTATATGAGATTCTAAAACATCCAGCTTTATGTGGACAGTTTATAAGGAACATTGATAAGACAGCACATGAAGAACCTTTTGAATATACACAATATCAGGATGAATTTGCTTGTGACTTTAATGATCATGTAGGATACACATGTGCTAGGGCAGTTGGAAAAACTGTTGTTCTTGTAGACTTAATTATTTGGGTTTTAATAAATAGTATATTCCCTGGTGATTATATTAACTTTCATGTTCCTGGAAAAGTACATGTTGAGCCAGTTTTTACAGGGTTGGAGAAACAGTTCCGAGGAAACTCACTGCTAAAACACTTTATTCAAAGAAACAAAGGAATTAATAGATCAGATTTAATAATAAGACCGCTAACAAGCTCTTTCCTAGACTGTAGAATAGCTGGACAAACAGGGACGGGGGCATCCGTTGTAGCTGCCCACTCTCCTTTTGTAATCGTGGACGAATCTGGCTATTACCCTTGGGGTACTTGGGTAGAAATGCAACCTACAGTTAATACATTTACTTCTGGTTATAGAGTAATTGTTGCTGGAGTGCCTACGGGTCTAAGAGAGAATAATGTCTGTTATCATGTAGATAGAGAAAATAGTTCGTTTACTAAGCATAATGTAACTGCCTATGAAAATCCTCGATTTACAGAAGAGGATGAACAGAAAGCAATCGAAACTTATGGTGGTAAAGATAATGATGATTTCATTCATTTAGTATTAGGTAAACACGGAAAACCTATTTTTGCACTATTTGATAGAAATTCTATGCAGATAGGCACTAAACCCGTTTATAAACTAACTCTAGATGGGATAAAGCTTCATAGTGATATTGGAGAATATTTTAGAGCATTGTCAATTTTTCCTGGTTTACCTTCTAAAAAGGAAAGATGTATTTTTGGGATTGACCTCGGTTATTGTTATTCTGAAGATACTGAAGTGCTAACCAAAAGAGGATGGCTTAGGCATAATGATATTACCACAGAGGATTTGGTAGCTTGTTATGATACTAAAGACGACCATCTTATTTGGGATAATCCTATCTATGTTTGGGAACAAGAATATAAAGGTGAGATGTTAGAAATAAGTGGGAAAAGTACAAACTTTCTTGTTTCTCCAGAGCATTCAGTTTGGATTAGTAAGGCAATAGTAAATACACATCAAAAATACGAAAAATCTAAAGCAAAAGAATTATTAAATTTAAAAAATAATAGATTTAAAGTAAAACTAACTGCCCGAAATATCCATCAAACTGGTGTAAAAACTTTTAAAGTTCCTTATTATTATTGTGATAGAAAGGATAGAGAAAAGAAAAACACTGAAGTTGATATTAGAGTTTGGTTAGAGTTTCTAGGGTGGTTTATCTCTGAAGGGTCAGCAACTAATAGCAAAGATTGGTCTGTAAGTCTTACTCAGCAAGTTGGTGAATATGCAGATAAAATTGATAAAATGATAAATAAACTTCCTTATACAGTTTCTAGAAAAGAATTTATAACCCCACTTGGGAAGAAACCTCAAATTGAATGGAGAATTACATGTAAAGAACTTTGTCTATGGCTAAGAGAAAATTGTGGTGTTCATTCTGAAAACAAAAAAATTCCAGAGTTCATTTTTGATTGCTCTACAGAAGATCAAGAATTGTTTTTGAGAACTTTATTATTAGGAGATGGATCAAGAGTTAATTCAAACCGTTCACCACAATATAATAGCCAATCTGAAATTCTAGTTGATCAAATCCAAAGATTAGCGTTGTTTTTAGGGTACTCAGCTACAAAGGGCTATTATGAAAAAGGAAATATGTACAGAGTTTCTATAATGAATAGGAAAGAAAATATTTTATATAGAGATTCAAGTGTTAAAAAAATAGATTATACAGGAAAAATATATTGCTTAAAAACTAATACAGGTTTTTATGTAACTAGACGAAAAGGTCGTGTAGCAATTCAAGGAAATACTGAGCCAACTGCTATTATAATATTAGTAGAGGATTCCGTAGGGAGGTTACATTTCCATGGAAGAATTAAACTAAATAAAGTTAATTACTATATTCAAGAGAAGATTATAGACTGGTTGGACACTAAATTTGAACCTATGATAATAGGAATTGATGAAGGTTCTGCTGGAAAAGCAGTAATTCCAAGATTAAAAGAACATGAGGAGTTTATCCATAAAGACTTTGCTAAAAAGATTATTCCCATAAACTTCTCATCTAATATTGTTTTAGGAACTGATTCAGAGGGGAATGAAATTAAAAGTAAAACAAAACCTTTTTCTGTTGGAGTATTACAAAATTATACTAACAATCATAAGATTGTATACTCCTCTACAGATTTAGAGATGATAACAGAATTAGAAAGAATGACTTATTCTAAAACTCCTACTGGAGATATCGTATATAGAACTTTAACTCAGACAGGAGGTAAGAAGGGAGAAGACCATTTCACTGCTGCTTTATTATGTGGAGCATTAGCATATTATTTGGAAGTAGAGAGTTTGGATTTTAGAGCAAGAAAGAAAAAACTAGCCAAAACACAATGGTTTATAGGTGGTTAAGATGAAAGAAGAAACTGCTGATATAAAAGAAAAGAAAATAAAACACGCATTTTCAGCTACATATATGAATACATGGGGAGGACTAACTAATTGGAGTCCTGAAGATGTAGATAAATTAGATGTAGATGATATAAATAAATATTGGAAGGTAATAGAAGAGTGTAGATTCTATTATAAAAGAGACCCAATAGCTTCAACTGTAGTAAATAAATTAGTTGAAATAGCAATAACTGATCTACAGTTGGAACAAAATAAACTCTCTGATAATGAATTTAGACTCTTTGAACGTCTCCTACCAAGATTACAAGAATTCTCAGAATCTTGTGCCTTAGAGTTTCTAGTAACTGGATTAGTAGTTCCAGAAATTAAGTATAATTTACTTACACAAGATGAAGTTAAAAAATTGGGAGTTAAAAAGAAAAGTACATTATCACTTCCAACTAAAATGTGGCTACGTGATCCTACAACTATTAAAATAAAATCTCCACTTGTAGGAGGAGATATATCTTATTTTGTAGTTCTTCCAGAAGAGCTAGTACATTTTATCCAAACTAAAGGTAGATATCCAGATGGAACTCTTGATGAAGAATTGTATCAAGAGATCGTTAGAGATTACCCTGAATTTGTAAAAGCTGTGGAAGATGGAAATAAAGAACTTCTCTTAGAAAATGATTTAATTATCCGAAGAAGGGTAATTACTGGTACAGAATTCCCAATTCCTTATCTATATTCTGCATTAGAATCTCTTAAACATAAGAGGAATATTAGAAGGATGGATTATGCAATTGCTGCTAGAATCATAGGAGCTATCCAACTCTTTAGATTAGGAGATAAAGATTTTCCTATAACAGAAGATGATGAAGATGCTTTTGAGGATATAAGACAGCAAATGACATGGAGAAACTCTGGAGAAAGGGACATAGAAAAGATATTCCAATTGTTTGCTAATCATACTTTACAGATTGATTGGATTATGCCAGATGCTAAAGCCCTTTTAGATGAGAAAAAATATGCTGAGATAAATCAGGATATTTTCTTCGCTTTAGGGTTTCCTAGAATTCTTACTACTGGTGAAACAGAACGTTCTCAATCTTCTGATCCAGATTTTGCAGTTATTTCTCCTACTAAGACTATGGAGAGTATGCAAAGAAAGCTTATTACAATTGTAGAAGATATTGTTTATAACATATCTGATAGAAATGGATTTAAAGATGTACCAACTGTTTCCTTTGGGAGGATTAATCTTAACAAGTTAGAAGACTTTACTAATGCTTGGGTTCAGTTATATGAAACTGGAAATCTTTCTAGAGAGACATTTGTAGGAGCATTTGGATATGACTTCAATGAGGAAATTAAAAAGAGAAAACAAGAGGAGGACCTCTTAGAAGAGTTGGGAGTTCCTGCGTATGCACCAGTTCCTTTCTCTCCTCAACCAGAAAGTCCCAATAACACTCAAGAAAAACCAAAAAATACACCTAAAAATTCTGATAAATAGGGTAAATAAAAGGCTAAACGGTGTTTTTGGAAGATTTTTGGTATAATATAGATGAGTGAATACGGTTGCATATATACAGATTCTATAATTAGAGGTATTTAATGAAAAATGCTTTTAAGATAAATACTGACATAGAATTAATACAAGATAAGGACACTGCTGGTGAGGCATTCGCCTCTATCAGTTTAAATCCTTTTTATCAATGGGCAAAGATTGTCGTTACTGACAATAAACCTAATGCGAATAAACACAGGATTCCACAAAGTGAGTTTGTTAATCTCACTAATACAGGTATCTTTGCTCCAGTTAAAATGGCTGAGTCCGAAATTTCTCCAGGACATGATAAAACAACTGGTAAACCAATTGGTACAATTACACAGTTTGCAGTAGAAGGGAACCGACTAATAGCTCTATCTGCACTTTGGAAAAAAGAACGTCCAGATGATATAAATCTGTTAAAAGAAATGTATTTAAATGGAAAACCTCCACAAGTTTCTTGGGAGGTATCTTATGAAAAAGAGCAAGAAGAGGATGATGGTGTTACGGCACTGCTCGGCACAACCCTTACTGGACTTGCAGTTGTATCAAATCCAGCTTATGTTGGTAGGACTACTTTTGTTGCAATGTCCTCGAAAGATAATAATGAAGAAGAGGAGGCTGATTCCGTGGATGAATTAGAAAAAGCTAAAACTCGTATTGCAGAAATGGATATCGAACTAGAAACACTTAAGGAGCAGTTGAAAGCTAAAGAGGACTATGAAGATTTAAAAGCGGAGCTGGAGAATCTCAAAGAATTCAAAGCTGAAATTGAACGTCTAGAGCAAGAGATAGAATTAATTGCGAAAATAAAAGACAAGTTTGATGAGGCTGGCGTTGAAAAAGAAGATGCCTATTTTAGTGAGAATAAGAAACTGCTCTTAGGTCTAGATGCAAATGCGTTAGACTTTATGATACAGGAAATGGTGTCTTTTGCTGCAAAGCAATCACAGGCATCTATAGAAGATGATAATCCAAAAATTCCTGATTTTAAAGGTAAGAAACCTGTTAAAATGACTCCTAAGGAGTTGGCAGACGGTTTACGTGATGTTGATGAAAATAAACGTAAGCAAAAATAATTTTATAAGTAGGAGATAATTAAATCATGGAAATTAATCACTACGGCGATACCCTTTTGGGGCTTGTTGCTCAAGAAAACATCGTTGAAGGTCGTATGATTTTGCTGACTACAAATGTTCACTCTCGGAACTTTGGTAGTCAATCTGACCTTCCAGGAGCTAAACTTCCTGATGATGCTACTGAGTCTACAAGAGCTAAATTTTGTGTAGCGTTTGAGCAAGACAACCGTTCCCTGCCAATCTATCAACCACACCCCGCCTATTCTTGGGCTTTAAGGTATGGATTCGATCAAGATGCTAATGCCCCATTTGAGGCTGAAGTTTATCTTACACATCCTGGGGTTCAGGAAGGTCAAACAATTCCATCCGGTCAGGGTGCAGTAGGAATTGGTGATGAAAGTATTCTCACTGTTCCTTCTGGTGCATATGTCTATAGTGCTGAGATAGAAGTTCCTGGCGCTTATCTAGATGTTTGTAATACTGATGAAGACGGTGCTGATGAGGCTGGAAAACTTAAAGTGGGAACAACGCACCCCGTTGCTGAGGTTGTTAGATACAACGATACAACTAACCGCTTGACCTTCAGAATCTTTGAATAGGAGGTATAAGAAAAATGAATGAGAATGAACTTAATACTGCTGTAGCTGAGCTATTTAAAGCTGGTGATAGGGATGCTTTAGCAGAAATGATCGTAGAGTATATTCAACCAAATCATATTACAGTTGATTTTGTGAGCATGTTGTTAAATGCACGTTCACTTAAGCCTGGAGATAGTTTGGTGAAGAAACTCAGAAAAGGTATTGAAGTTCGTACATTAGTTCCTGGTTCGATTCACTTGTCTAGTGAAGTTACTGTAACTGATCGTGTGAACTATATTCTTGATGGGTCAGACGTTAAAGTGACTTACAATGAATGGGAAATGGAAAACGGTGAGATTGGTACGGTTGGCGAGATACAACGAGAGATGCTTGCCAAACTAAAAGATAGTTTTCAAAACAAAGTATTCACAGCCCTATCCACAATATGGAGTGCTGTTAATACTCCAGATAACTATGTAGCTGTTGGTGGTACTATTACAGCTGAGGTACTTGAAGCTGCTATTGATAGAATAAATCAAACAACTGCTGGTGTGAAGGCTGTTATAGGTGTCAGGTCTGCTATGACCCCAATTACTAAGTTTGGTGGTTTTTGGAGTGATGGGACTAATGTTGGTTATACTGAAACAGCATTGGAAGAAATCCGAAACAAAGGTTA